AACTTTCATACCAAACTCTAACATACCTTCATAATCAAAATCACTAGAGAACATATCTCCTGGTTTAAATGCTTTTACTGGTTTATCTTCTCTACCGTATTTAGCTATGTCTGCCATTTCTTGGTCAGTCATTTGCTCTCCTACATTTTTTGCTGCTGCTTTGTATTTAGTAGCATCACTTCCTCCAGTATCGGGTTTCTGATTACCTTTTCTATCAATACCCATTACTTCCCCTACAAACTTAGCTTTAGCAGCATCAAAGTCTCCTTTGTAAAGACTATCCACTACTTTTCTACCTAAGGTTTCTAATTGATCTAAATCTAAAGAATGAGGTCTGTTAAAACCTTTTAAGTATCCTTGACCTATCATTCCGTAATCAGCAGGATCAATAACATCTTCTACAGACTTAGCAACTTTTTCTTGCATATAGTCTCCGGGCATTTCATAGTTTACTGATAAAAACTCTTGAAAGTTGTCTAATGCATCTTCAGGTTCTTGATCTCTTGATTCAGGATGAGTTTTAAAAAAGTCTCCTATAATTTCATCATCAATCAAACTCTTACCTGTTTTAGGATTAGTATAATGTTTGATGATAAAATTAGCAATAGACTCTTCTTGGTTACTTTCAGCCATACCGTGAAGGTCTTTATACCAAGCTTTGTATTCTTCATCTCTATCTAAATTAGCCAATAAATCTGCTGGTAGTGAATCTAATCCGTTATCATCAACTTGCTGTACTGCTTTTTCTGCTTCATCTGGATCTTCAACGTACTTTAAGACGATTTGAAGTAAAGCTTCCATATTTTCATTATCGAAAGCTGTTGGTATGCCAGCTTCTTCTTTTACTTCTTTTTTCTTTTTAGCAGCTCTTTCTTTCTCTTTTTCGAGACCTCTTTTAACCATTTTTTCAATATACTTGTCTTCCTCCTCTTCAGATGAAAATACTGCCATTTCTTCTTTCAATTCGGCTTTTTTCGTACCATTGAAAGTATCTACTTCTTTACCTTTTTTAAACTCTACCTCTTTATCGTGTTTGTCGACCTTACTAGACTCACCGGATATAAGATTTAAATAATGCAAAGGATCTTTTTTAATATTCTTAATAGCTTTCTCCTTAGCTTTTTCCTGGTCTTCAGCAGAAATAGAATCTTGAGACATTAATCCCATAGCTTCCAATTCAGCATCTGTACCTCTTCTTATAGCTTCATCAGAAATATTAGCAAAATCAGAATATTCGGGCATTTTATCTTCTTCAGATATCATACTCTTTTGTTTTAGTATTGATACAGTATCACTAAACCCATTGAATTGAGTGATAAGTTGGGGATGTGCAATACGAGCATCTCTAACGAATTGATTTTTTGAATACGATTCGTTTAGTACCCCTCTATATTTTTCAGTTAGCGTTTTCATCTAAATAATCAAACATTTTAGTGTTATAAGGTCTTTTTTTTCTTTTTATAGTTTTGTAACCGAGCTTTTCAGCATGTTTTGTAGCTTTATTTTTTTTACTACCCTTACTGAAAGCGTAAGGAGTTTGGTAGCCAGCTACACTACCAGTTGTGCTCATTTCTTCTAATACCTCTTTAATAATTTTAGTTAATGCGGTTTTATTCATAACTCTCGTAGTTCATTTACAAGGTCGTAATATTGCATTAAATTAACTAAGTGGTTATCAGCTACTTTTTCAGTTTTCTTTAAAGGTTTAATACCTTTAATTACTTCTTCTATTTTTATTTTAACTACTTCGTCTTTAATTTTAGTAGATAACTCTACAACTTCATTCTTTATCTTTACTACTTCATCATTAACTAAGTTTTTTAATCTAGTAGTTGAATTAACTGAGGTAATAAATTCTTTTAGGATGTTTTTCTGTTCAGGTAAAAGGTCTTTATAGTTACTGTTGAACTTTTCTAAGAGAATTTTAAAAGTAAGTAGTCTTAAATCTTTATCGTATTTAGCATACTCCTCTATTAAAGTATCTTTAACTGAATTTGCATCTACTTGACTTGAAGTTAAATGTTCTAATATCGTTAATTTATTATTTACTAAAAAATCAGGATTTACTAACATAGTATTATTCTGAGCTTCTAATAAACAGTATAAGGCTGCTAAAGGTTTATAATCTCTTACTTGAATAGCAAAAAACTCTTCAATATTATACTTTGCTTTAAGCTCTGATATTAGATTATATTTAGACTCCTTTAAGGTCTTTTGATTAAATTTTCTAGATATTTCGGTTATTGTGGATACAACTGTTTCTGCTTTTGCTTCACTTAAATTATTATTTTTTAAAATATATTCGTATAATTTAAGTTCTTTGCCGAGCACAGTGTTACCGCCGAAGTATTTTTTTAGTATACTAACAGCATCTGAATCTTTTTTTGAAAGAGTATCAGCTGCTATCTGTTTAACTAACAATTCGTAAATTAAACCAGTATTTTTAAACTTTGAGTGTTTTATCTTCATAATATACGGTTACTATATATAAATATGGGTTAGTCCTCTAAATCTCTTAATTGACTTTCGTCTAATAGTTTAGATTCAGTTTCTTTAGTATCTTCAAATATTAATTCTTTCTTATCTTCAAATGAATCTTTTATTTGATGATATACAGATTCGGCTTTAGATGTGTTGGTTTCCATTACATTTTCATTATCAGAAGGGAACCCTCCATGCATGCCGTTAATGCCTAATCTATCTCTTCCTCCCATAGGATCGTCGTTAGTACCGTATACCGACGCTTTTGTTTTTGGTCTTCCACCTTCAGGGCCTATTTCGTTATATCCTGATGGTACTGAACCTGGTCCTCCTCCTTTTTCTGTAGCGGTAGCTCTTCTACCGTACATAGATGCTAAATCATGAGGTGTTCCGTAAGACCTTCCAGATTTAGCTGGATCATTTCCTTCTGCTTCAATTTGAGCATGTCTAAATGCTCTCTTACCGTCTTCTCTAACTAACTCTCTCATCTCATTATACTGGTCTTCAGACATATCGAATATATTTTCGTATATGTAGTCAGATGAAAATAACTTAGAATCTTTCATTTGATTAGCTAAGTCTATCTTTTCTTTTAGTAGAGCTACTTTTTCCTGTTCGTATATAACAGAAGGATTAGTTAACTTTATTTCAAAATTAGTTAAACTTTCTCCTGTAAAGCCTTGAGTATATAAATGTACTAAAGCTATCTTAGTTAGTTCTGATTCTAATATCTTCTGCACTCTTTCAACAGTTCTTGCAAATCTTATATCTTCTGCTGCTAAAGTTGCTTTACCACTTAAATCTCCTTCATACCCAAAATAAGCTTTTGGTATTTTAAGAGCGGCAAACATTTTAGCTTGTAAGTACTGTATATCGTTTGTTCCGTCGTAATCTAGCCCTTTGGTAGTTTCTATTCTAGTAGAAGCATCCCCACCTCTTACTGGAATATAGAAATCCTCCATCATATTTTGCATATTAAACTTCAGATTATACTGACCTGTTTTTGGATCAACATAAGGAGTTTTTTTCATAGTGTTGATAGTCTTTTGCATAAACTGATCAACTTCTGCAGGAGGAATAGAACCAACATTAACAAAGAAGGTTCTTTTTTCAGGTGCTCTCATTATACGATGTATTAACATCGCATCTTCCATTAAGGTAAGTTGTTTAAATATTTTTCTAGCTGGTTCGATATACGATCTACCATAAGGTAGGTAAGCATGGTCAGATATTAATCTAAAGTGAGCTACTTCATAGTTATCTAAACTAATTACCTGACTGTCTCTTTTTGGAACATAATTAGGATCAGAATTAGTCATAAGACCAGCCGGATCTATAGTAAACTGTACCTCTGAAGGTTTTTCTGGGTTAGCACCTTCGTGTCTTGACATATTATATACTGTATAAGGAAGTACATTATATACCCCAAATTTTTCTGCGATTTCTAATTTTAAGAAGTAATCACCGTATTTTAACATCCCTCTAGTCCAAGACCAAAGATTAAATTCTATATTTAATACGTCGTAAAAAAGGTTATAAAGGACTCTTTGAAGATTTTCATCAGAAGACTTAACTGATAAAACTTCGCCCATATCATTTTTTAGGGTAGCTTCATCCGAAAGGATATCTAAAGCTGAAGCTATAATAGGATCTGTATCCATTGCTTCGTAATCAGAATAGAGCTGTATCCTTAATGTCTGATAATTTAATGTAGGATTAAATAAGTTTTTATTATTATAGATATGTAATCTAGAAAATCTATCTACTAAAGCATTAGTTTCAAAATTTCCAGTTGTCTGAATACGGTTTATGTCAGCTACCTTAAGTTCGGTACCTCCAACGTTTCTTATAATTACATCCGAAGAGAAGAGTCTTTGTAATCTTCCAAATAGTGATTTATCGGCCATTCAATGAATATTTAGATTCAGTATATATTATAAATAGCTACGTTATAACAACCAAGATATATCTTCTTGTCCATAGCCATTATCAATAAGATAAGGATTATTTTGTTGATTTCCAACTGATTTCATAACTCCTTTGTTTTTTGCGTTTAAATTTTGGAAAGAGGATAGTTGAGCTCTTGCTAAATCCATTCCTTGTTGCCTTAATCTTAATGCAGTATCTCTAACGTACAAAGCTGTGGCACAAGCAATTAATAAATCATCGTTATAGTTTACTTGTGCTTGAGGTTTACCGTTTTTCCATACAAATACTCTCATTTCTCCCACAAGTCTCTTAGACTGTATTGTAACTTCTCTTTCTCTTACGTATTCAATCATCTTAGCTATAACTAGAGGTCTAGTCCTAACTGACATAGTAAACCCAGGAACTAGTTTGTCTCTTTCATACTTTGACATATACGACTCTACAGTTTCCATTTGAGATTTAGAACTGTAATAAAGGTTACTATACTGTCTTTCCATTACTTGTTCTATAGTAGCCCAACCTATATTAGCGTTTTCTACTACTAGTAATGCTTCGTTATATTCTGTTGCTATTCCTACTAGCACATTTCCAAAATCTTTAGGAGATAATTTACCTTTATATTCTCCTACTTGAGTACAAGATTCTATATCAAATATATGGAAGGCGGAATAATCTGCTGAGTCACCTCTGGCGACGTCTGCTACAACCATATAGGATTTAGTATAATCAACTCCTTCCCAAATCCATAAATTAGTATCAACACCTCTTTTTTCTAAAGGTTCCTTTAAATATGTTTGCTCATAGAATAACATATCATCTGGTTCAAATACTGTATCTCCAGAAGCTAAAAAGTCGCAATCACACTCTTGACCAGCCATTCTAGGACCCAGGTCTGAGTCTTGTTGGTCTCTCCATTTTTGATCTCTTTCAGGGTGGACTGTCCATGGAAGTTTAATAGGGAGAAATGAATTTTCGCTACTTTCTGCTTTATCCCATGTTTGGTGGAACCAGTTTCCTATACCGTTAGGAGTTGATAAAGCCATACATTGACCTCCAGTTGCTAATGTTTGTTGTGCAGCAGTAAAGGTCTCCTCAATATTATCTATAAACGCTGCTTCATCTATTAATAGCAAAGACACAGCTTCCGATCTTGCAGCATCCGCATTAGATGATTTTGCTGTTATTTTATCCAACCCAATAAGTTCTGCGTGAGAAAATTTATTAGATTTAGTTATCTTTCTTTTTGTTTTTAAGTTTTGATTGATTTTTA